TGGTAATACTGGGTTTCAAGGGGCGACTGGAGTTACAGGTTCGCAAGGAGCTACTGGTTACGGTTGCAGAGGTTTCCAAGGCCCCCCAGGGGCTAATGGGGGAGGAAGTGGAGCAACAGGAGCCCAAGGAGCAACTGGTTTTGGTTTACAAGGAGCAACAGGAGCAACAGGAGCAACAGGAGCAACAGGAGCCCAAGGAGCAACTGGTGGCACACCATGGTTTCCCACAAACACAGTTGGAGCAAGCGGTCTCGGTTATACTGGTGCAGGTTATACAGGCGATATAATGGTATTTGGAAACTTGTACGTCTCCGGTGGGATAGACCCAACGTACTTGTTACTCACGGACAACTTAACGGATACTCTTACTCTGAACAAGACTAGCATTAGTCATTCTAACGCTACAACTCCTCTTACCATTAGTTCAAATAGTAGTATTCAAATAGATAATTCTACTGAAATAATTATTGGTAATGTTAATAGTTGGATTGCTGGTTCAACTGGAACTGCTCTTGTATTATGTGATGCTTGTGTTCCTCCCCAAGTATATCTTAATAATATGGGACAAACTTTCATTGGTGATGTTAATGGTTTGGGTAATAACACCATAATACAAGTAGATGAAGGTAATAGTGAAATAACTTTATCCGCTACTGGTACTGTTCAACTCAATTCAAGTAGTGTTGTCAGTCTTAATGCTTCGCCCGGTGGGGATATTAATATTTTTACTCAAGGTGAAATAAAAATTGGAAATATTAGTGGTTCTGGTAATCTATTAACCATAAACACTACAAATGTAACGCTGAAAACGACAAATGGTTTTGAACTACTCGACAGCACTATTCAATATCCTCAAGCATATAACACAACAAGTCGAACAGGGGCAAATGCACTTGCACAAACGGACGACTACATTCAAACTTTTTTTGCAACTGGATTAACAGCAACTCTTCCTCTGGTGGATGCTGATAACGTCGGTATCACTTTCTTGATAACAAACGTTTTTAATGGTAATTTAACGGTTAACACACAAGGTTCACCTGCGCAAAATATATGGTCTTCAATTGGTACTATGCCAGCTACTTCAATGACACTCGCACGAGGTCATTCTCATATATTCACTGCAATTAAAACAGGGACTATTTCTTATGGTTGGTCCATGGTATGAAGGATATTATTTTTTAGTACAATATCTAGGAAAATGATGTGAGTTACGGGGGTGGTATGTATAAAATTAAGAAAACGCGAGAGAAAATAATATTAAAAATATATTATATATTATAAAAATATGTCTTCTTATTCTCAATATCTAGGTGCGAGAAAATGTTGCGATTTGAAAGGTTTAGGACCACAGGGACCGCAGGGTGCGGTTGGCCCTCAAGGTCCTGTTGGTAATACTGGGTTTCAAGGGGCGACTGGAGTTACAGGTTCGCAAGGAGCTACTGGTTACGGTTGCAGAGGTTTCCAAGGCCCCCCAGGGGCTAATGGGGGAGGAAGTGGAGTAACAGGAGCAACAGGAGCTCAAGGAGAAATGGGAGCAACGGGAGCAACTGGAGCAAGAGGAGCAACTGGAGCAACAGGACCTCAAGGAGCAACCGGCTCAGGAGCACAAGGAGCAACGGGAGCGACAGGAGGAAGAGGAAATACCGGAGCAACAGGGCCTCAGGGAGTAACAGGACCTCAGGGAGCAACGGGAGCGACAGGAGGAAGAGGAAATACCGGAGCAACCGGAGCTCAGGGAGCAACAGGACCTCAAGGAGATGTAGGACCAGCTGGACCGTCGGCTACGTTATCATATGCGGATTTTTATGCCTTGATGCCGTCTGATAACCCTTCTGCAGTGCTTACAGGGGACCCGATAGATTTCCCGCAAGATAATGTTATTGTGGGTACGGATATTATTCGTCTTAACAACTTCAGGTTTCAGTTGGAGAAGGGAACGTATCAGGTGTTTTTTCAAGTAAGCGTTTCGGACGCAGCTCAATTAGTAGTTGTGTTAAATGGGACTGAGCAACTGTATACCGTTGTGGGACGCGATGCTAAGAGTACCCAGATAGTGGGCCTCTGTCTTATTCAGCTTACTGAACAAACTGTCTTGACGATTCATAATGCGAGTAGCAGCTCAACAAACATTACTATCACGCAGAATGCTGGTGGCACTAGTCCCGTTTCGGCGCATTTAGTGATTACTAAGTTAAGCTAGTAATAAAAATACTTTTTTTAATATAAAAATTATATATTATATATTAAATACACTATTATGGCCTTCACTAGATTTCATGATGACGAAGCTAGAATAGAAAAACAGTTACAACAGTCCACTGACCCTGGCAGATGGGTAATGAATGTGCCTGGTAATGGCTCCGCACCAGCTTTCATAGAAGACCCTCATATTAGAATACAAAAGTGGGGAGCAAATTTAAGAACAAACACGATAAATTTAGAAAGCGATTTAAGGGGAGTAAATCGCAATTTAAGTAGAGATTGTTTAGGAAAAGACAATTACAAGAGCTACAATGTGTCGAATGAGGCCATTCAATACTCAAGTTCATCAAATTTGACGACTGGTCAGTCAAGAGTGACAAATCCTGCCTGGTGGTACAGAGATAAAGAACAAGTGGACTGGTACTACCCTCCATTAAATCCCCAAGAGAACACGTGCATGCCATTTTTAAATAATGTAAATACCCGAGTTTTAGAAAAGGATTACTTCACTCCGAAAAGAGCATGTACCATAAATGAAGCCAATGATAGGCTGCCAACAATTAATTTCGCTACGCACTCAAAGCAATCTGTCTTGTGCTCAAAGAGTAACTCATGTGGTTCAATTTAATGTATTCTACTATTATTCTTATTTACTAAAAAAAAGTATAATACTTAATATATTAATTATATATATATTATAAAATATGGAGCTAGCTATACCTTTAATCGCATTAGGTGGAATGTATGTCATATCAAATCAATCATCTTCCAATAAAGAGTCTCTTGTTTCAACGAGGAAGAGAGAAAATTTTAGTAGTATGGGAAAACAAACAAATTATTTACCGAATACAAATACACCACCTCAAAACTTTCCTGTTTCCAATATAAACCAGTTGGTAGATACCGTTCAAGAGTACCCAAACCCTAACGCAGCGACCGACAAGTATTTTAATCAAAACGCTTACGAGAACAAAGTGAATCAAGGAAAACAAGTAGGGCGAAATCCACAACAAATTTATTCGATGAGTGGAAATTATTTGGATTCCGCTCAATTTAAGCATAACAACATGGTTCCGTTCAACGGTGGTAAAATTAAAGGATATACTTACGACATGAATATTGCGGAAACTGTCTTGGATAACATGAATGGTAGTGGGTCGCAAGTAATCAAGAAAATTGAACAAGCTCCTTTATTTAAACCTGAGGATAACGTACAGTGGGCATATGGAGCGCCAAATCAAAGTGATTTTTTTCAATCCCGAGTGAATCCAGGAATGAAGAACAATAATGTCAAACCATTTGAAACGGAGCGTGTAGGTCCTGGTTTGAACCAAGGTTTCTCCAAACAAGGAAGCGGTGGTTTTAATTCTGGTATGGAGTCGAGAGATTCATGGTTGCCAAAAACGGTCGACGAGCTGCGAGTAAACACAAACCCTAAATTGGAGTACGAGTTGACAAATCATGAGGGTCCCGCCAATTCTTTCATCAAGCAACCAGGAATGATAGGACGAGTAGAAAAGCAAAGTCCTGATACATTCTTTATTAATACGCAAGACAGATGGCTCACAACAACAGGAGGAGAGAAAGCCGAACGTTTAAGACCCATCGAAGAAATGGGCGTGATTAGACGTAATGATGTGTTGAATAATTACATGGGACCCGCAGGAAACTTGGATAGACAAAAAGGTCAAGCCCCTACTGCTTTTGAAGCTAGCAAACGAAAAGAAACGGCCACTTGTGACGTACCGCATTCCAGTGCTAGAGGCAGAGGACCCATAACAGATGGTGACAATTTTTTACGAAGTCACACAAATTATTCGAATCATAGGTCGACTATTAGCCAACCGGATACTCTGCGAAGTGGTTTCAGTGGAGCCATTGGAGCAGTCATAGCCCCGATTATGGACATATTAAGGCCATCTAGAAAGGAAGAGTCAATCAACAATGTTCGCATTTATGGTGAAGTCGGGTCGTCGGTGCCTCAAGGTTATGTCCTGAACCCAAATGATACAACAATTACCACAGTCAAGGAGACAACTTTATACGCGCCCAACTTTTATATTAATAACCAGAAAGAAGGCATGTATGTTAATAATGCCATGCCAGGAGACCCAACACAGAGAGAAACTTCTTCATGCAGTTACATAGGAACTTCTGGTGGTGCGGCGACAGGATACGGTGATGTGAGTTATGACGCAGCGTACAGACAACATAATAATGACATCAAATCTGCCACCATATCCAACAGACCAAACCAAGGGGGAACCCAAGTATTCAATCAACAAATGAATGTCAACATTTCTAGGCAGGACTCAGATAGATACAATTATAGAGTAAATGCGCCTGTATCTGTGGTGGCACTGCCTCCTTCAAAAGAAATTTATGGTAAAATAAGCGTACCGCAGTACTATAATGAGTGTGCCGGATGTGACCGTATAGAACCAAGCATATTGGATGCTTTCCGCTCGAATCCATACACACACAGTCTAACGAACTCGGTTTAAAAAAAGAATGAAATAAAGAATAAAAAGTCAAAAATAAATTATTCCGCTATAAAAAATGTCAAGTTTTGGATTTATTGTTACAAGACATGTGAACTCGGTCAAGACAAATAAATATTGGAACAATTGTGTAAGATGTATTCAAACGTTTTACCCCTTAAAAAAAATTATTATCATAGATGACAACAGCAAACCAGAGTTCGTCCACGCTGAGGCGGAGTACAAAAATATTGAAATTGTCACGTCTGAGTTTCCTGGCAGGGGAGAATTATTGCCATTTTATTATTTTCTTAAAAATAAATACTTTGAACATGCCGTCATGATTCACGACAGTGTATTTTTTAATCGGCGGATTAATTTTGAGAAACTTGTTGGATTAAATATTAATGTTATACCTTTATGGCATTTCGACGCGGACAGCGTGAGTTTGGTCAATTCTTTAGACATTACTCAACTGTTAACAAATCATCAAATTGTCCAACAAAAACTAAATCATAGAAGTAACACTACTTTAGGATTAAGTCACCTGAAGTGGTATGGTTGCTTTGGAGTACAGTGTCTAATAAGCTTACAATTCTTGTCTCACTTAGAATACAAATACAAAATTACATCATTGACGCAAAGAGTGAAAAACAGAGGAGACCGGATTTGTCTAGAGAGAATATTTGGTGTTTTATTTTACACGGAAAATATTACGAAATTGATGAAATATAGGTCTGTATTAGGAGACATTCATCACCACAAGTTATCATTCAGGTACGCATACGATATGTACGAGTATGACATGAAAAACAATAATTTAAGTCATCAAAGTTTAATTAAAGTATGGACCGGTCGTTAGAACTCGGGATTACCAGTGAACACCTGCGGAGGACGAACCTCTTCAGTTAAACTAATCGGTCTGATTTGTTCGAGAACAAAATAACCTAATAGTACACTGAAATAAACTACTAGTGAATCCTTAATCAGTACTTTTAATGGCTTACTCTCTTTCTCTACGAATCTCATTTCAATGAATTTAAAAATAATAAACACGAAAGAAATCACCGCTGCGATAATGAATATGCTGTCCATTTTAAAATAATAAAGAAGATTCTTATTTATTATTCTACGCATTTTTCTTGAAATATAAAAATCTCAATCGTCCAGGTTGACAATGTCATCAATTTGTAGTTCCGGAAAGAGCTCTTTATTTGGCGCGTCAAAAACCTGAATATCTAGTTTGTCGAGTGACACAAAGTTGTCAGATATCTTTAACTTGACATTCTCATCATCATCATCGTCACCATCATCGTTATCGAGTCTTCTTTCATTATACCGCTGCTTACTAATTTCTTCTAAACGTTCAATATTTTTTGGTGCCTCGATGGAAACTTCGTTGTTGTCTACATCCTTCACGTAATCGAGGTCGTCAAAACTTAATTTGTTTTTAGTTTCTACCGCTTGTGTTGCTTGTGTTTCTGGTGCGCCTCCTACTTGAGCTGGTACCACTATTTTCTCTTCTATGACCTTCTCTTTAATTTCCTCTACACAATCTTCTTCACTAGTTTCATCCATATACGCTTTCAATATAGCTTCTACGGGAATGCTCTCTCTTATAGTATTTAATAAACATTCTTGAACAATGATTTCGAGTTCTCTGTTGTGTTTTTGAATTTGTAACGGAGGAATATTCAACTCGAATAAATATGAGTTCTTGTAAACTTTTCTGGCAACATTGATGTACGCTTTATGAATAAAAACGTCCAATTTGGGCACCGTGATGTCTATTTTCTTTTGCTTCTGTCCAACCCGCATTGCGGTCAATAGCTTCAACTGTATAATGTGTACACACGTAACTAAATCTTCCAAATAGGCACATCTTGATTTCTCGCATATACGCTTTGTCTCTGCTTCAATGATGGAGGTGTTCCATTTGGGTACCCTGGAGATGAAGTTTTGAAATGTCATCAAGTACTTATTGAACTCATTATTCTGCTTGCACAGCTTGACAGCGTCTTCTAGTATTGCCTTATATCCATCAATTATTAATGGGGTTAGAATAGTAACAAGACGTGCGCACCACTCGTTACGTGACTCATGTAACGTACTAATGTTAAAATCATCCATGTTTATTATTAAGTGTAAAAAATTTTATTTGTTTAAACTTATAAAAACATAAAAACTACATGAACGAAATATTTTCTAAAGACGACTGGGAGTCCATATAAACAAAATTTAAAATAAACAAGATTAATAGTTTCTCATTTCTAAATTCTTTTCTTACTCGATTAAAAGCAATAAGCAGTTCATATTTTCTCTCTGTTGACATTTTGGGTTCCAAGAAATGTGTTTTTTCTATGAGGTTGAATAAGTCAATGCCAGTATATCCTTTCTCATACAGTTTTGAAGAGAGAATAATTAACTGCGAGGCCGAGACTAATGTATCCTTATTGAGTTCTTTTTTGAGCCAATCTTGTCTAGTTACTTTTATGTCTTTCATTTTGAATGTCTCATTTAAATTGTATTTGTACAAGTTGATTATATTACCTTCATGATTTGGCTCAGAGATGTATATCTCGCAAAATCGAGATAAAATTGGCTTCAATAATTTGTACTTGTCCTCAACAATTATAAAAAATCTCGTGTTGTGACTGAATAACTCAATACATCTTCTCAGCGCAGACTGCGCATCCATTGTTAATTTATCTGCGTTAAGAAGAATAATACTCTTGAAGATATCCCCTCCATTGGAGTTAATATGTGTTTTCGCAAAAAATTTAAGCTCATCCCTTATAAACTTGATTCCTTTACCGTGTGCGCAATTCACGTACATCACGAGTGACTTGATTTTCTCTCTGTCGTTTTTATATATACTATGAATAAAGTCATTCACAATTGTTCTTTTTCCGCTACCAGATGGGCCATGGAATATGATGTTGGGAATTTTATGGCTTGATTGGAAATAGTTTAATTTTTCTTTTATGGATTGATGAATAATTAATAATCCATCCTTAGTTGATTGTAGTGTGTTAGTAGAAGACATAAATTGTAATTGAATATAAGTAATTTTGAGATGTTGTATACTAATACTATTACGGTGTTTTTAAATTTTAATACAAACGTATAAAAATTTAACAATATTTTTTTTAATATTCATCTTTTTTTAGATATAAGACATCATCCTATCAATGTCGATTATGTCATCGTTATTCGGTGCGGATTTTGTTTCGAATGCCTTGAACTCGGGTCTGTCGAGTTGTGCTTGTGGTGTATGATTATGCACACATCGGGCAATCATCTTGTATAATTTAAAATCTGGATACCTATCCGCCCCATTGTTTTTGTACAACAAGTTGACTCCCTTATCATCCAGGCACCACTCAACGATGAGACGTTGTATCGGGTCATCACATTTTTTTAAATCTTTAATATCATTCATATTATCTACGACGTAATCAAAAATAGAACAAGCAAGTCTGCACAAGTCAAAACTGAAGTTTGGTTCTAGTCTGGGTTTCTTATCGTTCAAGTATGGTTCAGTATTGTACTGACTTGCTGCGTCGCCCCCTTCTTGGAAGCTGTCACTACAAAATAACTTGCCGTCGAATTTATATATACTCCTTCCAAAATCAATAATTTTAAAGATTTTACCAAATGTGGGAACCTTGTATTTTTTGTTTTGATAACAATAGTATAAAAATTTTTTATCGGTCTTGTTGAACATGACATTGTTCGTGTGTAAATCATTATGTGTTAAGGAAAAACACTTCTGATAGGTAATAAGTATCATTACAATTTGCATCAAGGCAGAGTACCACTCATCATTGGTCAAATCTTTACTCAGTATGAGGTTATCAAATGTGTCCTCGCAAAACTCCATGGCAATCACTTGTACAGGAAAACTTTTAATTGTCGCTTTGATTATTTCTTCGTCGTCTTCTTCATCTTCTTCTTCTTCTTCTTCGTCTTCTTCTTCGTCTTCGTCTTCTTCTTCGTCTTCTTCCTCGTCTTCATTATCTTCATGTTGCGATTTTGGTGCCTCATCGCCATCTTCTTCTTCTCTCTCACTTGATGTGTGAGAAGTTCTGCTTGAACAGGTGGACGTGCTTCGCAGTGTGGTGTTGTTGTCGTTTGTTGACTCCTGCTCGACGGTTATGGCTAAGTCTTCTTTGGAGAGGTCTACCAAGACATCATCATCACAAGGGTTAGCATTATTGTCATCAAACAACTCGTTGAACACTGCTTCATCGAAATCATGTACCGTGACGGACAAATCGTGCTCAATTTTTATAGGAATTTTCTTACAGTCTTCTTTGCCGAAAAGATGCTCATAATCATCAATCTTGAAGAGCTTGCCTTTGTTTTTATTGAAGAAATCCGAGCTAACTAGATAGTCTAAATCATCAAACACATTAATCTCGTAATTATTCTTAATAGCCAGAAAGGAACCATAGAAGTCAACTCCGTGTACGAAAGAAGGATAATGTTCACTTAAAGAACTCGTTAAATAAACAAAAAAGCTGTCTACATATGCTGAATTGTTATGGTCTAAAAATTTAGGATTCGTATTCGAATCTACGAAACTTGGTAGTTTAAACAAACTGGGAGAATGAACATCATATTTACCAACCAAGTACTTGAACGGGTCGAGTAAGGGGGCCATCTTGAAAAAAATGTCTTTACTCTTGTTCTTCTGAGTATGTATATTCTTAATCTTGCAGTCAAAGTCAATAGTGTGATTATCTTCACCTTTCTTTGACGATGAATTATTTTCCTTAATACTTGACAAGTACCATTTATGATTCAAGTTAATATTATTATAATTCGTTTCATTTAGGGAGAAGAATCTCTGATAAATGGGTATATAATTTTGAGATTGAGAGAGAAAGAGCGTGTTCGGTTGTTCTAAACTTTTAAACAAGTCAGCGTTTTTTCTTTTTTGATAATTAAGTATCATTTTAGCTTTTTAATATATAAATTCTCAATTATTTAAACTAATTTTTTCTAATTGACTATTTTTTCTAATTTTGCGTATACATATTATTTTAAAACATACACACTTAATATATAAAATAACAAAAATCAATATATAAATGACACTCGAACTAAAAAAATTTGATATGAAGTCTATTAGCTTTAAGCCAAATGAAAATAAAGGTCCAGTGGTAGTGCTTATTGGGAAGAGAGACACGGGAAAATCGTTTCTTGTTCGAGACTTACTTTACTATCAACAAGAAATCCCCATTGGGACCGTAATTGCAGGAACAGAGGAGGGAAACGGGTTTTATAACAAAATGGTCCCAAAAATATTCATACACAATGAGTACAATACCGCCATTATTGAAAATATCTTGAAAAGACAACGCACCGTCTTAAAGCAGGTCAAACATGAAATGGAAACTTACAAGCGCAGCACAATTGACCCTCGAGCGTTTGTTATTCTAGATGATTGCTTGTACGACGCCACATGGACTCGCGATAAGATGATGCGTTTATTATTCATGAACGGGAGACACTGGAAGATAATGTTGGTCATCACAATGCAATATCCTTTGGGCATTCCACCCACACTGAGAACCAACATAGATTATGTTTTTATTCTTCGAGAAAACTACATTGCGAATCGAAGAAGAATTTACGAAAATTATGCTGGCATGTTTCCCACTTTTGAAGCTTTTAATCAAGTTATGGACCAATGTACTGAGAATTACGAGTGCTTAGTGATAAATAATAACTCCAAATCGAATAAACTTCAAGACCAGGTATTTTGGTACAAGGCTGATAACCATAATGACTTCAAATTAGGGTCGAAAGAGTTCTGGGAACTCTCGAAAGACTTCAATAGCGAGGACGAAGATGAGAAATATGACCCAAATTCGATGAAAAAACGTGGTCAAGGACCCAAAATTAGTGTGAAAAAGACAAAATGGTAGAGAAACCGTTTTTATAAAAACCGCTTTTAAAAATATAAGCGATATAAACTACTTAAAGATTATCTTATTATAAACTTCATAATAAGATGCAAGAACTTAACATCGTAGAACTCATAGAGAAAAATCCAATTTCCAGATTGTCAAACGTGTACAATAACAAATTGTTGAACAAAATCAAAGAAAATTTTACTGGGTTTGAACAACAATTATTTGTGAGCAGCTTTTATTGCTACTTAAACTATGATAAGAACATAGATTTTGTAGTTGATTTAGATGATGTATGGAAATGGCTAGAATTTTCTACTAAACAAAATGCTGAACGAGTGTTAGAAAAACATTTTAAATTAGACATAGATTACAAAAGCGCTTTCTCTGAAGGGAAAGCGGTTTTCAAACAACAGGAAAATGAAGACCAAAAAACCGCTTATCAATTTGGCAAAGCGGTTTCTGTCAAACAAAATGGCGGCCAGAATATAAAAAAAATATTGCTGACCATTAAATGTTTCAAGTCTCTGTGCTTAAAAGCTCAAACCAAAAAAGCGAGTGAAATTCACGAATATTATTTGAAAATGGAAGAAGTACTACACGAAATTGTGGAAGAAGAGACAGACGAATTGCGACTCCAGTTGGAACAAAAGGAAAATATTATTCTGGAAAAAGACGTCGTCATAAAAAATAAAAACAAAGAAAAACAGAAGGCGGTAGAACAAGCAGTAATAGTTCAGTTCCCATTAAATACAGAGTGTATATATTTTGGTACAATTGATAACACAAACACAACAGGAGAGAAACTAATTAAATTTGGTCACACAAATGATTTAGGTACCAGGATTTTAGACCATCGCAAAAAGTATTCGAATTTTGTTCTAGTAGAAGCGTTTAGAGTTCAAAATAAAGTAGAGATTGAAAATCTTATTAAAACACACCCAAAAATCAAAAGACAAATACGTACACTCGAAGTCAACGGAAAAAACAAAACAGAAATAATCGCTTATGATGCTACAAATTTTACCATTGATAAATTAAGTAAACACATCAAAGAAATCATTCATTCCAAGACATACAGTATAGATAACTTTAACAGATTGATGAAGGAAAATGAATACTTGGCAAATGAAAATAGAGAATTAAACGAAAAAAATAAGAACCAAGAAGAAGCGATTACTCAAAGAAATCTAAAAATCAATGAATTGAATGAGATGTTACAAAAAAATCAAAAAATAATTGACATTGTTGCCGTTGAGAATGAGTCAGTATACCAAAACGTCTTGCTACCAGAAGATGACATGAATAAAAGGTTCAACGAGTTCATTAATTCTATTTGTGTTGTACGACCTGACGTGGAAGAATTATCTGTAAATATTGAAGGTCGTTATCGATTATGGAGTCAAGTTAAACCAAGCAAAGAAGTTTTTCACGCACTAAAAAATTACTTGGATATAAGATTTAAGCCAAAACGTATTCAAGGGAATCACGGTTACATTGGTATTAAGTTAAAATCTGTTGAATATAAAAAATCCACAGAAAATTCTACTGTCGAAACATTTATATTTCAAATGTGTGAGTTCTCTGACTGTGGTAAGATATTAAATTCTGTGTTACTAACTGAATTTCGAAAATGGAAAATTAGTATTGGAAAGGAAATAAGTGAAAACGATATTAAGGAATTGAAATCTTATTTGAATTCTTCTCCATACGCTCTTAAAGCAACGGTTTGGACAACGGAAGGAAATAATGAGGGATACTACGGTTTGTCATTGAAACAAAATAATCATGTCCCCAAATATACGTCTTCTACAGGTAAAAAGGTAAACAAGAGAGAAGTGAATTCGAATCAATTGTTAGGGACGTGGGAATCAATCGCTAAGGCCGCTGAGTTGGAAGGCATGTCTGCCGCAAAGATGAGTAGATGTGTAAAAAATAAAACAATAATCAACGATTACTATTATTCGGTATAAAAACAAGAGAGAAGAGAGGTTTAATAAATTTTTATATTAGATAATATAATATGAAAATAACTAGGAAAAGAACGTCGTGTAGAAGAAGAAAGAGGCAGGCGAAAACAAGGAAAACAAGGAAAACAAGAAATCCTAAGTACAGAAAAGGAGGTATGAGTGGGATTGAAAGAAAATCAAAAACTATCTGGATAAGCGACGGGGACGACTTTTTGAAATTTTTAAATAATTCATCAATCAAATATCTTTCTGCTGGGGCGAATGGAGTGACCTTTGTGGCGACTGTAACAGATGTTTCAAACTCCCCTTATATAAGTACAGACGTCAAAACATATGGTAATCCCGTCACGAAAGTACTAGTGAAGCTGCTGTTCTTGAAAGAGGATAGTGACGAAGAAGATAAATCTGTCTTGTACTATGCGAAGGACAAAAAAAACAAGAAAGACGAAGATAAGAGCTTGACTGTCGCGAAAGAAGGCGACTTTATTGTAGAAGTGAACACTCAATTGTGTATTTATGAAAAAACGAAAGAATATTTAGAGCCAATTTGTCCAGCTATTGTTCTCTCGTCAATTATTAAGAATGGGGATAAGATAAAGAATTTCTTGGAGTTACTAGCAACGAAGGGGGAAGATTCAAGACCAATGTTACGTATTATGAAGGAACAGTATCCCGACAGATTTAGTTCGCTTGGTGTGATTTGTATGGAGTTTGCGGATGGGTACGACACGATGCATAATCTTCAAAATAAGGCAAAATTTTTCTATTATAAAGCCATGTGTATGTACTTGTTGTTAGAATTAGCAATGAAAACTTGTTTTACGCATGGTGATTTTCACTATGGGAATATCATGTTCAATACGACAGCAGATGGATACTTCAGCGGGGGCAGCGAGATGACTGGGAAGCCTATGTTAATTGATTTTGGTTACACCAGACCTATAGACGCGGCCAGATGTGATTCAATCAAACAACATGTTACTAATCGAAACTATTTACTAGCATTACAAACAATGTGTCAGGAGAACAGAAAAGATGATTTACAGATAAACATGTACCCGGATTTTTATGGTTGGACTTGCGGAGCATATCCTTTTCTAACACCCAAGGAATCAAATAGAATTTTTTATAATATTTTTGACAGACTCAAGGCGGCGCATATGGCCGAACTCAAGTCACAAAACCCTGGAAAACAATTTGAAGAAGAGGAAATCAAACAAATAGATGACGAAATACAAAAACAAGCAGCGACTGAGCTGTCACGTGCTCCAATAGATATGACTAATCCTAAGATGATAGAATTGAATGCACTGATTGGTATCCTTTTTGACAAGAGAGAGGAAGCCAAAATGTTAAGCAAAGAAAGGATTAAGGATAAGGTTTCATTACCACTGCCTTTGGTGACAGAATGTACTCAAGTTGGTATGGAAGAACTAGACATAGACATAGATATAGATATAGACATATGAGAATTCAGGAATAATATCATAATTTTATTTTATTATATTATTTTTTTACAAGGTATTTTATTTTTTGTTATAAAGAAAATGAAATGTGATATGACCAAACATTAATATTAAATAAAGTACACATAAAATATAACCTATAATAGTATTCATTTGTTTTATTGTTTTATTGTTTATTTTTTTGTACATTATTTTAATTTTTCTGTTTAAGTCGTAATAGAAAATATTTTTACCTCTTGGTGGCAAACGGTCCACTGATTAATTCGCTTTGACCATGGTCAGTGTTTCCTGTGACAATGTTCTCTCCCTCAAATAATTCCTTACGAATATCGGCCGCAGAAATGGTCTCGGGTTCCTTCGCCCCGAAATCAATAGAAGAAGAACTACTATTCACCCCAATGAGGTTACCCTCCTTGTCAATTGATTGTGTCAATGTATTTCCTGACTTCTCGGCATTCTTAATGTTTTCCTCAATGGCCTTCTGTTTTGTCTCCTTGACTCTTTGGTCGAAAGCCGTCTTCGCATTGGACTCGTTTTTGGTCTTCTCATGCATCAACTGATTTAATTCTTCTTCCATGTACTCCACACGACCTGTCTTGTAAGCCTCAGGTTCCCACGGCATCCAGAGTCCAACTGGTCCAACGTAAACGTCGTGGCTGGGGTCGATTTCTCTTAGCATTTTACATCTCAACTCAGCCTCCTCCAAAGAAGGGTAAACGCCGCGAATCTTGAGCCCTCTGGTGGAAGTTTGAAACTGATTTTCAATGCCGAATTTCTTCTCTAGGTCCTCTTCATTGTTGTCTAAGAACGTTTTGTACTCATCCTTCATACTGCTTTTGCTAAGAGTTTCCTTCTCTTCCTTCACGAATTCTTTAAAGTCGTTAGTCAAGTCATCAAAAGAAATATTGTACTTGAAAGAAACAAAATTCATGAATTGGATAAACTTTTCCATGGATTTGTTCAAATCCCACTTCTTTAGGAACTCTTCAAAATAAAAAATCTCCTTCTGCTTCAATATATTCTCGGGAGACACAAAAGAAACACATACGAACTTCTGTCCAGCAATTGCCTTGTCTTCTTCTAGTAGGTCAACGTACTTTGAACTTTTTTTTTGGTTAGGTTTATCTTTAGAACGATTCATTTTTATTTAATTAATTCAAGTATATTATTTAAGTTTTTTTATCGCATTTATATATTTTTTTCTTTTTATTTATTATAAATAACATAATGAACGGTTTAATTAATGTTGGAGAACTTGTAAAGAGAATTATCAAGTACCTCGTCGAAGGTTTGATGGTGGCTATTGCTGCTTATGCTATTCCTAAACGTTCCCTGAATGTAGAAGAAATTATTCTTATTGCTTTGACTGCCGCCGCAACCTTTAGTATCTTGGACACATACATCCCCAGTATGGGAGCCACTGCCAGGTCGGGAGCCGGGTTCGGCATTGGTGCCAATTTGGTCCGTTTCCCAGGTGGATTCTAAAGTCGCGTTTCGAAAAATAATAATTTATTTGTTTATATTATTATTATTGTTAATCATGTCATCCGTCTTTAATCTTCGTCTGTCTGACCTCGATTCCAAATCCAGAGCTGTGGAGAATGTTTCTTTAAGTCGCTTTATAAAAGATAATAAACAAGTTACCAAGAAGTTACAGGTGTCAGACTTGAAAGTAAGCGCATTGAGAAGATTACATGTGTCGGACCTGAAAGGAAGCGCAACAAGCAAGCTAAGACTCTCTCACCTCACTAATAGAAAGTCAAAATCATCATCTGGAAAGCTAAGATTGAGCGACCTTGCCAAAGAGAGAAAATCAAAATCACACTCGAAATCGAAATCATCTGGAAAGCTTAGACTGTCCGATTTAAACAAGAAATCCAAGTCTTCTTCTTCTAGAAGTAGAAAGCTGAGCCTGAAAGATTTGTTAGGAGGCGGAAGTCACGACTATAATACTAGCCTTGATGCTGTAAATTCTCAAGCCGAACGACAATCGTCTGGTATGTACAACCTAGAAGGAATGGACTTGTATTAAATAGTTGGAATATATTCCCAGTCTAATTCTTCACATATTTTCCTCCATATCATATCTTGTTCTATTCTCTTTTCCTTGTCTTTTAACATAGGAAAATCATCCAGATACTTTGTTTCCCCTAGAAGTTCACACAGCTTATAGGCAGTGTAGTAATAGTTTAAAAAATTCACTCTATCATCTGGACAGAACTTTGAGTAAGGAGACTGCAACTCCACAAAAAGATTACAAAGAATTTCCTCTAACTCTGGAGACATCACCGGCGGCTTGATTCCTAGTTTGTCTTTGATGAAAGGAATATGTTCATAGTATTTATTGTAACCTAATTTCTTGAGAATTTCTTTTGTTTTTGTGTTGGTGATTTGTTCAATTTCCACTCTCTCCTTCTTAATTTGTAATTTAATATTTTCAATGACCTCAGGAGGTATTTGAGTTGTCTCTTTTCCTTGAAACTGAGCTAGAATTTCCTTGAAATGATTAATTCTTTTGTAGGCGTAAAAGCAGACCTCCTTAGGGGGTTCTTTGTAAGAAGGTTTCTCATTTTCAATTAGATAAGGCGTGTTTGTTGAGCAGTTATTACATATGAGCACACCTTCATCTTCCAGTGGGATTAATTCACCTTTGTGGCAATGCTGACAAATATCTGTTTGGCAGATGTAAGAATTTATATCAAGAAATACATCGTCGATGTTACATAAATACTTTTGTACGATATTGTTGCTTTTTTTTTGACTTAGTAAATCCGCATTCTCATCATCTTGCTTAATCTTAAAGAATAAGTTCAACAATTTATTCTTTCCTGTGGAATGACTACTGGTCTTCTCTGTCTTTATCTCAATCTCTTTTTTATTCTCAAAGTAGTCAAAAATCATTTTTGAGTTGTCCAAGAAGTACTCCTTCTTTTTTACTTTGTACTCTTTTATTTGCTTATTTATGTCCTCTATTTGGTCCAAGGTGTCTAGTTTCTCTTCAATGTTCATCGTGGTTTCCAATTTTGTCTTCAATTCTTTAATCTTGTTTTTTAATTCAGGGATTCTATCGTGCTCATTCCTAGAAAATTCATGTAAAAATTCCTTATGCTTACCATCTAGGGTGACCGCACTTTTTTTATTGTATTTGATTTTCTTATTTGTTTTTGGTTTGAAGCTTGGCATCTTTTTTCTTTTTTAATAATGAATCTTGATATTTATTTAATTCTTAATATAGACAAAATATATTTTTATATGAAGATAAGTTTAAAGCGAATATTAGTTTTCTATTTTTTATTTAAGTAGTTTGTGTGAGTGTGTAATGGAATTGAATATTAGTCTTGATTGTTTAAGAAATCTAGAGAAAGACAAATTTAAAATTGATGCTATTAAATTTCAAAAAATGTTGCTCTTGTTTAATGCCATGGAAGATGGCTGGACAATAAAAAAAAGAAATAATTCTTATGTATTTTCAAAAAATCATGAGGGGAAAAAAGAAATTCTGGATGAATCGTACTTGCAGAAATTCATGAAGTCGAATTTCGACTTGAACACTCTCATAAATTAATCGTGAGCAGACGATATTTAGAAAACCATATATTTTTGTGTATATTCATTATTTGTGAAGTTTTTGATATGCTCATTCACTCATTTTTATAAAAAACATTTAGGACATTTTTTATGAAAAAAAAATTTAATAAATAACTTACTTGTCCAATTGCTAAATTAAAAGAACAATAAATTTATTCTTAAAAAAAAATATATAAAACATAATATATAAATGGCTTCTCCTTCCCTTAATTTAACTGGTACTGGCTTTCACAGCTATGTAAGTCTTAAATTCCTATACACTGGAATCACTGACACAACAAAAATCGAGAGTATTGTAGTCAGCTATAATGATAGTAATGCTACTGAGGTCGAGAATAACACTGCCTCATACAATTTTGCTTCCATAAAGAACGATGAGTGGTCTACGTATGAACTATCACCATCGGAAATCGCATCGGGAAGAACTCGCATAAATTCATTAGATGTGACCAAGTCATATGTCTTCAAGGCAGTAATGATATATTATGATTCTGACGGCGCGATTAAAAGAGAATGGTCAAATCAGGCACCAATTAGTCTTCAAAGAAAACCAGTAGGTGTTGTACTGATTCAAGATGAAGACGGGAAGGACTCGGAGTATCCTGATAGATACAAAGTAACCGTTGAGTATGGTGAATCGTTTTATCAAGCAGACAGGAAACCGGAGAAACTAATTTTTCTGTTACAAGATACTGAACTTGTAGGAAGTGAAATTACTAAACAAGAATTTTCTGTGAATGATTACGGTTCCGCAAATTATACCAAATATGTACTTACAAATCTCTCAGCCGAAAAAATGTACGAATGTTCCTGCATAGCTGTAAGAGGTTTACAATCCACCCTGTCTACTGCTAGAATCAACACTATAACTACTACCGCAACAGCGAAGTTTGGTACGGTGTCAACGTCTATCTTGATATCAACATCCGCCAAGCCCACGTCACCATACAAGCCGACAATAATTTTTGATTATGTGAATGGTGGCGTCACGTTGAGTACTGGACTCTTCTCTACTGGCGCAGGAGATGGAGTACATTTTTACTACATACTCGAGGTTCTGGATAGTAATAATGCCCCGATAAAAGAAATTTATTCTGCCAACCTTGTTACCTCAACCTCAACTGATAATAATTTAAAAAGTTATTCATTTGATACTCGAAGTGACACATATTTTACTATTGGAACTACCTATAAAGTGCGATTCTTATCACAGAACTCGAATGACGCTTCTACAGGCAAAAATGTGATTAATAGCGATACATCATTAACTTTCCAAATACTCAAAAAACCCGAGGCGCCTGTAGCAGACGTTGTTGAGGTACTTAAAGACCAACAAAGAATTAAGTTCAAGTGGAATAAGCCTGAGGTATACAGTGGTGACATATTGAAGTACGTATTGAGCTTACGAACCAACCCTGTTGGATCCGCTGTTAAGACATTTGACTACAATGGACCGTTCACGAATGAAATCAACTACACTACTGATGCGAATGATTTGTTGACCGTTGGGACCAAGTACTACGCGTCTGTTTATACTGTTATTAGTAACGCTGTGAACAACACAAATTCCAGTGAGAGTGCTACATTGGATGGTATTGAATCTAGTAAAAGTAGCGTTTTTGCTACCCCGTTTAACACTCCTGGCGCAACTACTTTATCTGTGAAATACGATGTCAATAATGTTGATAAGCAATCAGTGTTTGACATAACTGGTGTACCTGATTTCTTGACTCAAAGTGGGTTGTCTTTCTCCAAGCTAGTAATTTCAAAGAGAACAACAGGAGCGTACAGTGAAACTACACTAAATAACATCACAAACTTACAAACCCTTGTCAACTTATTACTCTCTTCTTTAGATAATGGGACGCTGTATGAATTTAAAGTTAATGCGTTTGTTACTACTGGAGAAGACAGCGTGTCAAGTGTACTGCTCAAGAATATATTGGTAGAAGGTAGTAATAGTAACATTGTTTCATTCGTTCCATGGTCGACTCCTGCTGCTCCTGTCATCACCAATGTAGATCAAGGCAATCATTTCATTGAAGTTAGCCTTGCAGACAATAATGTAAGCTCAACAAGTGGGGTTGCTAAATTGGAACACTTTGACCTTGGTAATGTGGGACTTGATATCGACATAAAAGTATATAAGAATGCTCAAAACGTATATGGGTATATCTATTACAATTTAACAAATGACGCAACGTATGCGTTGCCATGCAGCGCGGCATATGAAAACCCTAATTTTACTGGCGATTCCTCAAAATATATTGTAGTTGCCGGAGTTGCGGCAGAAGGGACACCTCTTTTTACGTCTGCGCCTTATCAACCTACCAGCGTGACCGCAAGTACTGTGAGTGATGGTAAAGTCACCGTATCTTTTATTGCGCCAGATTTAACTAACCCTCTTGTTGATGCCAAAGACAAACTCGTTCTGGCGAGTTACACTGTTCATGCTCATCTAAAAGATAATAATGGCGTTTTTAATAAAATAAGTAGTCCTACTTACCCTGTGGCCAAAGACGCTAGCCCACTTAAAGTCGATATTGATAATCTCATTCTCGGGTCCGAGTACAAATTCACGGTTGACGCAAATTACACGGATGATGTAGATTCGAAACACGTCGAATCTGCCTTAAGTAATGTGAAAATTCCATATGAACCAGCCGGTGCGCCTAGCATTAGCAATGTTGCAATCGGTGATACTGAATTAACAGTTACAATTGTAGATCCTTCTTTCACAGGAGGATTAGATATCAAGTACTACAAAATTTATTATTATTCGACGGATGACCAAAATCCTCTCATAAAAACTACTATTACCGATTCTTTGACACAAGTAATTGATGGATTGACAAACGGACTTGCGTATTTCATCGCCGTAAAAGCTGTAACTTATGTCCCACAAACCTCCTCGACACCTTTGGAAGGCGAATTATCCGCATATACTACGATATCTTACACTCCTGTAACCGATTCACTTCCTGTAGTCCAAAATTTCCGCACGACTAAGAATGGATACGATGTTACTGATGGTGATAGTACTGGAGGCAAAATTGAGTTGAGTTGGAATGCCATAGATGACTCTGGCATTGGGAGCTTTGAGTATGAGCTACAGCAAGTGACTAGTGTCGGTGTCCTAATCTCAGAAACCTTATTACGTACAACGAATACCTCTATAGAAATTACAGGTTTAACATTAGGTACTACTTACTACTATGTCATTCGAGTTAAAGCTGATGACCCAAATAGCGAAGGTTTCATTTATGGAGATGACAGTGACTCCTTGTCAGTTTTTCCGTTTGATTCGACTGTTGCTAAGGTCGAAGGAGTAAGTGCTACCGGTGCTCCTGAGAGCGTTATTGTTACTTGGACGGCCAGTGCAACTATTGGAGGTGCTAATGTAGACGGATATAACGTCTATTTGCGGGTGACTAATAGCGGTAATAATTTTGTAAAGCAAAATAGTGTTTTACTTCTTGCCACAGATAAACCTTTCACTATAGGTAGTTTACAAAATGGTACATCGTATGACCTTTGTGTCACGTACCAGTTTACTATCGACACCGAAGTCTACGAGAGTTCCAAGGAGGATGGAAAATATATCTTAGCTACGGCTACGCCTTTTGACGAGCCTTCGGATGCTATTATCAGTGTTGACGACCAAGTTGCGTTCTCTCAGCGAAATGTTATTACCATTACTGTGTTAAGTTCAGCGAATGGGTCTGCGGTAACGAGGTATGAATTATACGAAGATGATGCCAATCTTCTATCAACAGAGTACTCATACAATAGTACGAATCACACATTTACTCGCAGTGGAAGAACAAATGGTACTTCTTACAAATATTTTGTTAAGCCCGTGTACAAGGACTTAAACACCCAGGTATTTCTCGAAGGTCCTAAATCGAACGAGGTTCATAAGATTCCATTTAAGGCAGACATTGCTCCCTCAATATCGCACATTCAAAATATGGGAGATGCTGAGAGTGTGAAAGTTTTTTTCTCATTTACAGCTGACTCTACCACCGGTCTAACAGCATCGACCAAGAAATTATACATGGTTGTGAATAACGGAACTGTACCTGTTCTCGCGGGAGAAAGTGTTGGAGAATTAACCTTGTTGAAAAATACTTTGTCCACAATAGAAATGTACTCTAGCTTTGATAATCCTAATTCATCAAGCTATCCTAAAGTTGAAAGTTCTTACGGCGCCTTTGTGGACTTTACTGCTTACGGAAAACCTTCTATATCAAGTTTTACACCACTGCTTGAAGGTAACCAAACTGTCCGTCTGGGACTAGTTACTCAGGACCTTGCCAGAAACGGAGGTTCTTTCAAGAATTACATAGTAAATGTGTATGAAGAGATTGTGAACGGAGGTGTGACAAGCTACCAGCTAGTTCAAGGACCAATCACAACCCTTACTGACCCAACAAGTGAACTCAATGTGACTGGATTGACTAATAGTAAAAGTTATAAGTTTGAGGCTCAAGCAGTCGTGTCTCCTAAGCAGGATGGTTTAGGTACATCAACCGTCGCGGTCAACTTCGATTTGACAAGTGACGCCATAATCGCATATGGCACTCCTACTGAGTCTAATGTCCCGCAAATTATAAGCGTGCTTCCTGCTTCATCGCAGAACGATAGTAGTATATATAATGTCAAAATTCAAACAAACTTTGAAGATATACTTCGTTTAATCTTATTCGTTACTCCTTTTCCCGCAAGTGCTTCCTTGTTCCAACAAAAAGATGACCAAGAATTATATTACCAAATTGGGTTCATCAGCAAAAACTATGCCAGCGCGGATGGTACGATAATCATACCAATTCAATTAGAAAGCACAATTACTGTTGGTGATGTACAAGGCATTGCTTGTATCGCTGTCGGCACTGATGGAGCGTCAAATACATTTTTCAATCCAGCTTCTCGTAATAATAATTTGGCAGGAGGTTCAAAGAACTACGACCTAGTTGCTTCCTCTTACGCACCATAAAATTCCAAATAAGTAACAAAAAAAATAATTAATTACTACTTTATTCTTTCTTTTCAATTATATGATGAAAAATAAGAATTACATTTTATTCTAATGATGTTTCATTCGTTTTGTATAGAGCGAATCCATTTACTAATAATTTTATAATCTTCGGGTGTTTTCTCTTCACAAATTTCAATTTTCTCAGGGCTAGAACTAGCACCACCACTTCCAAATAGCATGTAACCATTGATATTATTTTCAACAGTGTAGATGTGATATTTATTTGGTTTCATAAAAACGCTGGTAATTAAATTTTTGTTTATTATCATAGATGTTAATTTTATGAATTGTGACATTTTTGTTATTTTTTGTAATTAGTTATAAAAATAAGCTCTATATATATTTTTTTCATTTCATTTTCTGTGTGAGCTGTCTGTGTACGAATGTTGTTCCTATTTAAAAAATAATAATTAATCTCTTTTTTAGAAGTTTTTTTTCTTAACGAACACCTATTTAGGTACACACATGTAACAAATGAAAACACATCTTTCGACTAGTGTTACAATTTTGTTCAAATTTTATTTAATTCACAATTTGAATTAAATTATGAATTAAATTGAATTAAATTAAATTTCAAAATATTTTTTTCTTTAGCCATATTATAAAAAATGGGAGGTGGATTAATGCAGCTCGTCGCCTATGGCGCACAGGACGTTTACTTAACTGGTAACCCTCAGATTACTTTCTGGAAGGTCACTTACAGACGCTACACTAACTTTGCTATTGAATCAATTGAGCAAACTTTCAACGGACAGGCCGATTTTGGTCGTCGTGTCCAATGTACTATCAGCCGAAACGGTGATTTGGCTTACCGCACTTACCTTCAGGTGACTCTTCCCGAGATTAACCAGCTTATGGGTCTTGGAAACTACACCACTGGAAACACTGGAGTGTATGCCCGTTGGTTGGATTACCCCGGTGAGCAACTCATTGCCCAGGTGGAGGTCGAGATCGGTGGTCAGCGAATTGACCGCCAGTATGGTGACTGGATGCACATCTGGAACCAGCTCACAATGACCAGTGAGCAACAGCGTGGGTACTTCAAGATGATTGGTAACACTACCCAGCTTACCTTCATCACTGACCCTTCCTTCTCCGATGTGGATGGTCCTTGCGACTCCTTGGCTCCTCGTCAAGTGTGCGCTCCTCGTAATGCTCTTCCTGAGACCACCCTTTACGTGCCCCTTCAGTTTTGGTTCTGCACCAACCCTGGTCTTGCTTTGCCTTTGATTGCTCTTCAGTACCATGAGGTCAAGATTAACCTTGATATTCGTCCTATTGATGAGTGCTTGTGGGCGGTGACTACCTTGAACTGCTCAACGGGTCCTCCTTTTACGAATGAGACCCAGTACCCAGTTGGCCGCCCTGTGCCTGCCACTATCGCTTACAACCAGTCTTTGGTTGCTGCCTCTTTGTACGTGGACTATGTGTTCTTGGACACTGACGAGCGAAGACGTATGGCCCAGAATCCCCACGAGTACTTGATTACTCAGCTCCAGTTCACTGGTGATGAGTCCGTTGGTTCTTCTTCCAATAAGATTAAGTTGAATTTCAACCACCCCGTGAAGGAGCTCATCTGGGTTGTTCAGCCTGATCAGAACGTGGATTATTGCTCTTCTTTGACTTGCGATGCTCTTCTTTTCAAGGTGCTTGGTGCTCAGCCCTTCAACTACACGGATGCCATTGATGCTCTTCCTAACGCCGTTCATGCTTTCGGTGGCCCTGCTGCCATTGCCCAGGATAGCCGAGCTTTCATTGATGCCCGTGGTCTCTTTCAGGACGCTGGTGCTTTGGACTACCAACCCACTGCTGAGAGCCAGTTCGGTGCTTCCTTCACTGGGTACTGGCATGGCCCTTCCAACCCTTACAATGAGATGAACTTGGGCGGCCCTGCTGTTCCTCTCCCTGCTGGTGCTCCTGATGGATTTGTGGCTGATTCTGGTTCTCACCTTGATAACTCAGGTGTCTCCGATGCCGGTACCTTCGTGCTCACTGAGACCTCTTTGGACATGCATTGCTGGGGCCAAAACCCCGTTGTCACTGCCAAGCTCCAGTTGAACGGCCAGGACCGATTCTCTGAGCGTGAGGGTTCTTACTTCTCTTGGGTTCAGCCTTACCAGGCACATACTCGTTGCCCCGATGAAGGTATTAACGTGTACTCCTTTGCTCTCCGCCCTGAGGAACACCAGCCCTCTGGAACCTGCAACTTCTCTCGTATTGATAACGCCACTCTTCAGTTGGTTTTGTCTAACGCGACGGTTGAGGGTACCAAGACTGCCAAGGTCCGTGTGTACGCCACCAACTACAACGTGCTCCGAATTATGTCGGGGATGGGAGGGCTCGCGTATAGCAACTAATCAATTATATAATAATATATATAGTTCAAAAAACTACTTAAAGACGTTTCATATTATAAAGTATATAATATGAGTATAATAACAAAAAAAGCTGCGTTAAGAACTAAACCTTCTTACTGTGTAAATTGCGAGAACTGCTTTCTCAATTATGGTACAAGAGAGTTTATGTTAGATTCTGCTGATTTTGTTGAAATTAGAGACAACGAAAAGACATTTAAACTTGATATTAGTCACGTGTACCCGTATTACAAAGAAAATAACAAAGAAATAAATTTATTATCTTACCTGTTTTTGTATAATCCGACAGAGTACACTTATTGTTTTAAAAACAACAATAACTTCGACTTGCGAAGAGCGAACGTCGTAGTTTATCCTAAAATTTACGAGTCAGTCATGACAACATATAATGTTGTTGATTATATTCCTGGTCACCATTCAACACTTGGACAGCAAGCATACAAGATGAAAAACCCTATCTGGAAAATTGTTGAAAATGGAAAGGAGTACTTGCTAATGTATTGCGAGAAAGACACGCTATGTAAACTGTGTCCTGAGAGCTACTCTCACATTTTGAGTTTTGAATCCCAAATTAATGATAACAAAAAGTTAACTTGGTACAAAGCACAAAACGGTTACATACAATCTCACTCAAGCAAAAGTGTTAACGAACAAACTTGTTTCTACATTCATCAAATTATTATGAAATGCTATGGAAATGGCAAAGGGACTACAATTGTGAGTGTTGATCACATTGATAGGAATCCATTAAATAACTCTTTAGATAATCTTAGAATCGCAACTCAACTAGAGCAACGTAACAACACTAAAGGTATTTTACCAGGTACATTAAGAGAGAGAAGTAGCAAGAAAGATTTACCAGAAGGACTCACTTACGAGATGATGAGAAAGTACGTCTATTACAACGACGAAATATATGCTCAAAACAGAAAGCGTGAATTCTTTAGGGTAGAACACCCCAAACTAGTAGGTAAAAGTTGGTCAACTACGAAATCGAACAAAGTCAGTATTTTTGAGAAATTAGCACAAGCAAATAAAGTGGTAGATGACTTGGACAATGACATTTATCCCGTAAAAGAATTACCATTATTGCCTAAGTATTTCTCATTAGTTACTTCAAGAGATAAACCTCACTTAGTGTATGAGAGAAGAATCGCAGAAAAGAGAATGGGACTCAAAATGGTACTGCCAGAAGAGTATGATATTGATGAACAAATCGAAATTTTGAGAGCAAGGGTCAACGCAAAATATGAGTCAGTGACGACGACGTAAATATTACAAATATAAAAAATAAACAATCAGTAGTAAAATGTTGTCTGCTTTTTATCCCGGCGCTGGAACTGATGTATTTCCTCTTGTCATGTTTAGAGATATTAAAAAATGGATTTATACAGACTCACAACCGAACTCAGAATTTGGAGACATGATGTTTGATGGTTGTAATAGACCCAGATTTATCGAATTATTATTACAAAATATGAAACAAAATCATTTTGAACTTGAATCCGTTAACGGTTCTTCATACACTTTCTATAATAAAGAATACGAACAACAAGTAATTTATGAAACCAACTCAGTATTTCCCAGAGATGTACAACAAAAACATTACGACTGTGATTCTATTGTGATGTGTGGGTTTGACATGGAAAATGAAACTACTAACTTCATCAATAAATTTCAACATATTATTACCAACAGCATAACAGTCTTTGGATTAGAAGCAAAACAACTATTATCATGTAAAAATGTATCTACAATGGTTTATAATGATGACTGGGAATATTGGGAATCAAAAAATGAATTGCCACATTTAATTCAACATAATATTAGAGTTGAAAAAAATAACATATAAATAAAAAAATATTTTTGAGTTTTTTATTTATTTTCATTTTGATAATTTTCATTCTATGTATTTTTATTTAAAAACTTTATTTATTTAAAAACTTGTAAATAACACTATCTTATTCAAACATCCTCTTCCTCTTCCTCTTCCTCTGCTTCCACCGGGATGTCTTTTTCTTCGTCTTCTTCCTCCTCTGGTGCGGGCACATAGTTCTTTCCGTCCCAAACAATCTTGTTGCTGTTGAACAAGATGTTCATGTTTCGAATCTCGGGTTTTTCGGTTTCGTTAGTAAACAGTTTCATAATTTGCGAGTCGTCCCGAAACCGTAACGAATAGTCTTGTTGAACGTTATTCCTACCCACTCGCCCTAGTGCTTGAATAATCTTCTCTTGCGTCAAGAACAAATCCTTGCTCAAGTACCCATGACAAAATTGGTAGTTGGTACCATAGATGTAGTCACTTGAGGCAATAATCATAAACAACTTCTGTGAGTCCGCCAATTTCTTCATAATTTCCGTGTACTTGATGTTCTTGTGGCTGGTAAACACTCCGATTCCCATCATTAGAAGTACTTTCCACAAGTCATCAACTTCATCTAGAGCCATGATTTCACTCACGACTATTTCTTCAATGTTGCTTGTGAAGACACTAGTAGTGGACATACCTTCCGCCCACTTTGTCAAATGTAAGACCTTGTTCGGTACAAACGTATCATTCAGGGTAGCAGATTTAATCATTCCACGAATAGTGTCGGCTTCTGTTTTCAGTTTGGATGAATCCGCCTTTGACGTGTCTTTGTCTTTTTTGTTTCTGCTTCCGTCAGTTGATTCTTCTCGATTGAACATTTTAATATCTTTAGACGATTTGTTTCTTCCTTTGATACCTCCGCTACTAATCAAGTTCATGGCTCCTTCTTCAAACTTCTCGTTAATTTCATCAAGTTTCTTTTCAATCTCTCCTAACTTACGATTAAGGACGTTGTTATACTCAATCTTCCCCATCAGGTCACCCATAACGCATTCAGGAATGTTTGCTTGCTGAACGTAAAACTTTGCGATTTTCTCCACATCGTCCGATATGAATATGGTTGGGCCATCAGTCAGTGTAAACGCATCGCAAGTGGTGACATAAATTCCAGGATTAACCGCAGTTTTTTTCTTTGAAATTTTATTACCTTTGGGGTCCGTGAAAAGGTTCGACTGAATTCGAGGTGTACGACTAGTCCTGAAGTGTTCTTGAATTATTTCGAACGCAGACGGGTCAATGTTTCTCAAGACAACCAAGTAATACATTTTTATGCTCTTCATGCTCACATCACTCAGTTGCTCAAAGTATCTATCAAACTGAAACCTTGGGTCTATAAATCCATTTTTAGTGACAAATGTGATAAATTTCACCACTTCAGCGAGGTCAAAATATCTCAGTAGCGTAAGGTGTTCTTCGCAATGTGCTACTAACTGTTGAGACTCCTCATAAGTAGCGCACAAATAGTGCGGAAGAACGACGAACCCATCTTTGTTAATAATTGGAATCGATTTTTTACAATCATGGCTTACAACACTATAAACCCGAGAGCCATCGAACTTTTCACTAAAATTCGATACTGTTTCGGTGAGTTCATGAGGCTTTGGTAACGTAGCAGAAGACAAGACCACATTTGGAATTTTATTTTCTTTCCAATTCTTTCGAATTATTTTGTGAAACTCGTGCTCCGGGTAATCCATTGTTATCGTCGGCTCATCCCAGTAAGTGATGAGGTTTCCAATGTCCTCGACTTGGTAATCCACATCATTTACATCATCATGAACCATTCTAGTGCTGAACGACATCATATAGTACATAGCAGGTAAGTAAGATTTGATGTCGCAAATCATGATTTCGACTTCGCTTCCTTCACTGTTGTCTACTTTGCCAATGCCACCCGTTCTCTTGTTCTTGGTGTAGACTTTCGCGGCGAAATAGTGTAGTCTAATGTCTCCGGCACTCGAACAACCGAAAGCGAAGGCGACCTTCTTATGAATCGATATTGCGGCTCTCGCCAATGCCAGACCTACGTGTCTCGCGGCACACACAAAGATGACTTTATGTTTTTGAGATAGAGCCAAGGGAGTCAACGTTTTTCCTGTACCGGTGGGGGCAATATACAACACCAGTTTCGGGTTGGCCGCTTTACAAACAGTCAAAACCTCTTTTTGATGTTCGTAGAGTACCATGTCGGTATATTTCAAGAGACTCTCGTTTTTCTCAATAATATCCACTGCTTCCTCGACAACAGCAGAAATATTGATTCTCTCCTGAAATCTCGACAACACGGTACTCACCATCGAGACAATGTGACGATTCATTCTTAAGACACTGTTACCAATGAGCTTGAATAGTGAATAGTAATGAAACGAGAACAAGGACTCATTATTATCATGAAAACGAAGTACCGACTCCAAATGAGAAATCAAGACGAATTCATAAATGTCATTCAATAACAATCTTTCCTCATCATTTCTTTCTAAGCGAATTTTGTCTGCGCTCTTGATGGTGATTTTTGCGTCGACATCCGCTCTCAAATAATTTGCCTTGTACTTTTTAATAATCGCGTCAATTCTCGCGGCAAAGTATTTATTGTAAAGAAAATCTTCCATTTTTTCACTGTGTTCAATCTTCAAAAATGTTAATAACGACTTGTTGTTATTAACACTTATATTGACGTCCTTGTAGCCGCTGACTATTAGGTTAAGAACATCAAGTTCTTGGGGCGAAACGGGAACCTCAATTGAGTCCCATTCATTTTTATTCAGTTTTCTTTGGTTTAGGTCCATTTTGTCTGTTAAAGTTTTTTAGTTTCTAAGGGGGTTTTGTTGTTGTTGGTTTGTTTTGTATTAGTTAATTATGTTTATATGCTTTTATAATCAATTTTTTTATTAACTTAAAGAGCGAGTGTATGGATAAACAAAAAACACATAATAAAAATAAAAAATAAAATTGAATAAATTAATTTAAAAGCTTTGTATGAATAAAACTAACAAACACACTCACTCGAAAAATGAACTTCTTGAGAAAACTACTTTTTACCGCCGACGACAACGATGAGAAAAACATTATGGTTGTCATTGATGGAAACATAGGTGGCGGAAAAACAACATTGATTGATTATCTTAGAAAGGTACAAAGAATTGGTAATAGAAATGTCATTGTTGTAGAAGAACCTGTGGCGGTATGGGAACAAATTAAAGATGAGAATGGTACGCCCATCTTGAAGTTGTTTTATGAAAACACAAAAGAACATGCGTTTCCCTTTCAAATGGCCGCATTCATTTCTCGATTGGAGTTGTTAAAATGCGCCATGAGAGAAAACCAAAACTCCATCATTGTCACTGAGCGCAGTTTGTACACGGATAGGGATGTGTTTGCGAAAATGTTGTTTGATTCAGGCGACATTTCGTTAGTTAACTACAGCATTTATTTGAAGTGGTTCGACTTGTTTGCGGAAGATTACCCGATTGACACGCAGGTCTATATTCAAGCCGAACCTACAATCTGCCACGAGAGAATCAAGAAGCGCTCGAGAGATGGAGAAAGCAACATCAAGTTGGATTACTTGCAAAATTGTCATGAATATCATGAAAATATGCTGAAAGACAAGAAGAAACTTGTGCTTGATGGTAATATTGACATTTTTGAGAACGAATCACAACTAGAGGCTTGGACGAACTCGATTATTGAATTTGTTTTAGGAAATAAATAAGAAAAAAATATGTTAGACTAGTTTATTGTATTACTTATAAAAAATGTCTTCTACTAATAATAATAAAGTTGAAATAGTTGTAACTTGTCCTCATTGTGATATGCCTGTCCTAATAGAACAACTTAATTGTAAAATATTTCGCCACGCTACATTAGTGTCGAACAACACTCAAATTAATCCACACGCTAGTAAAGAAGAATGCGACCATTACATAAAAAATAATTTAATTTATGGTTGTGGCAAACCTTTTCAAGTAGTTGAAAATAGTGATGGCACTCATTTAGCTGTTGTTTGCGAGTACATATAACTCATATATTTTTTTATTTTGTTCAGTATTCTATTAGAGGCACATTTAAGACCTTGTTTGATTTATATTTTAGCAAATCTAGTTCCTTTTTTGTGGTTGGAAATTCTTGGTTACCGTAGATGTCTTGAAGCAAAAGCCACTCGAATAATCCGCCAGTGTACAAGTATACACTATAGAACCCTAGAGAATTTAATTGAGCACATTTTGTGTGTATTTTTTCGTCGTTACTATTCATACCATAAATAATTATTTTAATACTCTTGGTACCATTTTGAAGACACTTGTTGATTAGAACTTCCTCTTGAGAGGCAAGTACCGAGCCTGAAATTAAACATTTTTGTTCGTTCTCTCCCAATGTGTTAATTAGAACATGAGAATCATTGTGCTTAATCGCATATTGGACATCCTCAAAGTTGACTTTTTGAGTAGATATTGAATTTCCCATTTTGTTAATGTTGTTTGATATTTAATTTGTGTGAATTTATTTTTAAATATTTAACTTTTTTAATACTTAAAAATTCAAATATAATGTGTGGAATTCTTATCGAAAATCCAGTGATATTTGTTGACATGAACATCCCTTAGTATTCTCATTCGTAGTCCAGGCGCGCTAATGTTACAATCTTTTGCCGCATCCGCGATTGTATTAAAATGAACTTTCTCGCCAGTACAACAACAAACTTTGACAACAGGTTGGTCTGCGTACTGGTCCTCTTTTGATATCCCAGAATATCTCCAAATAAATCCTTTACAAACTCTTTTCTCTCTTAATGCTGTACCAATAGCCGTTCCAGTTGTTAGCTTTTTTTTGGTCCACAGGTTGGTGGACCAAAACTTTATAATCATGATCAACAATAAAGTTTTTATCTAGAACTCTTTTTGCTGCGTCTTTTTGACTGAATCCCATCCATTTCCATACACTATCCAAATCAATAACAAAATCTGTCTTAGAATTATAATTTAAAAAACAATAAAAACTTGACACGAACATTTGTTGTTCAAATCCAGAAAACTTTTCTTTGATTTTTGTTACCATCTTGGACTGATAGTTATTACCATTTAATTTTGTAATTGGGTTGTTCTCAATTAAGTCTACGATATTAAGTTCTTCCATTTTTATAATATGTTTTTATTTTTAAAAATAAAAGCAAATCACTTATCGATTATGAAAACGATAATCAAAGTGAAAACTAATGAAACTGAACCACAATTTCAACCTTTTCTTTCTTGATGCTCTTTGTAGCGGAAACGGATAATTCTTCTCTCTTCTTCCGCGTCTTCGAGTTGTCTACTACAACTTGTTCCTTTCTCTTGGAAGTACTGTTACGATTATTCATGTCCTTTTCAATGGTTTCATAATTTTCTTCGATGTAATCGACGACTTTATTCTCAAGCGCCCATTTAAAAAAATTCAGTTGACCAATTGTGGTCTCAATACATGTGTCTTTTTTGTATGGAATACTTATTCTGTCCCACCGGCAAAAAGGGTCAAATCTGCGTTTACTGTAAGCTTTTAATTTTAATTTGTAATCCACGTACACCTTAAACCGTTTGTTCGCTTCCGCATCTTCGATTAAAGTGTAGTATTTTTTGGCATAATTGGTGGAGAACCAATCAACGATACGGAGAGAAATTTTAGACTCTCCAGTGATGATTTTGAGCATTCTGTTTAATATTTTTTCATCTTTGTAAAAGTCCATCAAATTGTTAAGTAATAAGTCATTTTGAGTGGTGTACGAAGAGTTTCCCGTTGATACGTTCATTTAGTGTGTTTTAGACATTTTTGTTTAAGTTGTTTAAAAATTATAACATATTTTTGATTTTTGTTACTTTTGATTTTTTTTGTTTTTACCTGTCATCATCATTTTTCTTCTTTTCTCTCTCTTGAGTTGTGTTTATAGGTTTCAAGAACTTGTTACTTACATCTATGTCATTTACATAATTAGCTTCACCTAAGAAAGGATTGAAACCGATTTGTTGTACTAATTCTCTGCCGGACATTTTGTCGTCTAATGTTTCTCTCTTGCTAGATAATTTGAACTCGGAATCTTTATTGTACAACCCTTGATTTAACAAGTCCCATGTATTTTCATCATGATTTAAAGAAGAAGAGTACGCTGATTTTTCGATTTCATTGCTCTTCATTTCGTCTTGAATGACTTCATATTCTTCTCTGGTGGGTCTTTTGGACCGTTCGTACGGTTTGCCATCTGTCCACTTCAAATCCATATTTACTTAAAATAATAAATAATAAATTGTAGATAAACTAATTAATTATTTATTTTATTAACGATATTAGAATCCAAACTCCCATTAGAGCAGATACAATAGACACAAAAGCTACTTTGGAAGGAACCAGAGTACCTCCCACTCTATTTTCATACTCAAAGGAAAAGGCTTCAATAAAATAAGTCAGAGCCGCCGCAAAATACAAGTGACGCTCTGGATGGAATCCGGCTACAGTGCGAACCATTCCGTACGTTATTAGCCAGTACGCAAGTAGTCTTCTGACAACAGGGTTCCCCGAGTGTTTCTTTTCGGCGAACATTGTCGGGTGTAGTTCGGACAATGTTTTGAAAAATGGAAGATT